AGTGCGTACATCGACCTAGTCGCCCCTGAGAAAAAACTCAATGCCCACCACCCGCGAAACCATCCTGACCGCCCTGGCGGACCTGCTCAGGACGATCCCGCATGTGCCAGTTCTGCGCGGGGAAGTTCTCCCGGAACGCATCCCGCCCGCAGGGCTGATGATCCTGCGCGATGGCACCCCGGGCGAGCCAGGCGTGACGTTGTCGCCGCTGACCTATCATTTCCAGCATCGCGCTGAACTCGAGATGATCGTGCAATCAGCAACGGATCGGGACGCCCTTTTCGACGCACTTGTCGCTCAGATCGGCGCGGTAATCGCCGCAGACCGAACTTTGCGAGGTCTATGCGACTGGGTCGAGCCGGAGGCTGCTGAACCTGTCGATCTTCCAGTCCAGGGCGCCGCCTCTCTGAAAGCCGGAATCATTCCGATCACCCTCCACTACGCGACCAGTGACGCACTGGGCTGACGAGACCAATTCAAGGAGTATCACCATGGCACGAGCCCAAGGGGCGCGGGCGCAAATGGCGCTTGCGTTCGAGACGACTTATGGCACGTCGCCTGCGAGCGGCTACACCAAGATGCCTTTTGCCAGCACGACGCTGGGGGCAGAGCAACCGCTGCAGACATCGGAACTGCTGGGCTATGGCCGCGATCCGCAGGCCCCGATCAAGGATGCAGTGACGGCGGATGGCGATGTGGTCATCCCGATTGATGCTGAGGCTTTCGGCTTCTGGCTGAAGGCTGCGTTTGGGGCGCCCATGACCACGGGCGCGGAAGCGCACTATAGCCATGAGTTCCGCTCAGGAAACTGGGCGCTGCCGTCGTTCTCGGTCGAAACCGGGATGCCCGAGGTGCCGCGCTATGCGATGTATTCCGGCTGTATGGTCGATAGCCTGAACTGGCAGATGGCGCGCTCTGGGCTGCTGACGGCCACGACCAGCATTGTGGCGCAGGGCGAGACCATCGCGACGAGCAACGCGGCAGGCACGCCCGCAAACATCGCGCTGAAACGCTTCGGGCATTTCAACGGAGCGATCACCCGGAATGGGGCGAACATCGGTAACGTGGTCTCCGCCGACCTGACCTATGCCAACAACCTCGACCGCATCGAGACGATCCGGGCCGACGGCAAGATCGATGGCGCAGACCCGTCCATTGCGGCCCTGACCGGCAATGTCGTTGTCCGCTTCGCTGATCAGACGCTGGTGCAACAGGCGATCAACGGCGAGGCCTGCGAGCTTGAGTTCTCCTACACGCTGGCAACCGGCGAGAGCCTGACCGTTACGGCCCACGCTGTTTACCTTCCACGCCCGCGGATCGAGATCTCGGGCCCGCAAGGTGTACAGGCCACCTTTGATTGGCAGGCGGCCAGCGATCCCGTCGTGGGCCGGATGTGCACCGTCACCCTGACCAACGCCCGCGAGGTTTACTGACCATGTTGCGATTGAATCTCTCTACTGAGCCGCGCTGGCTCGACTTGGGTCATGGCGTTCGCCTGCTGGTGGAGCCGCTGACCACCGCCATCATGTTGGCCGCACGGAGCGATCCGACGATCATCGCAGCAGCAGCAGATTCTGGAGGCAGCGCCTCCAACGATGACCTCGCGCGCATCGTGGCCAAGGCCGTTGCCCGCATCGTCGTGAAGGATTGGGAAGGCGTGGGCGATGAAGACGGCAAGCCACTGCCTCTCACGCCCGAGGGCATCGACGCGCTGCTAGAACTCTGGCCAATCTTCGAGGCTTTCCAAACCCGCTACATCGCAGGCGCGCTTATTCTGGATGCGGAAAAAAACGCCTGACCGCTCTCGCCGACTGGGAGTTCGGCGGGGGCGGTGACTATTGCGCCGCATGCCTATCCGTTTGCGCGGAATGCCCGCGCACTTTGTATAAACCTCTCACCCTGGAAGGCTGGCAGGTCTGGGATCTGGTACAGCGCCTCGGCGGACAGGTTCGGGTGGCTGGTGGCATGAGCGGCAGCGCTGTCCTGGGCTGGGACATGGGCGCGGCCCTGCAACTCGGCGCCGCACTCGGGCTCCCGCCCCTCATCATCGCGGAACTCTTGCCTCCCATTGAGGCCGTGATGGTGCGCAAGACCAACGAAGAGATCGAACACCGACATGGCTGAGAAAAAGGTATCCGTCCGCCTCTCCGCGACTGGTGGGCGCCAGGTGCGTGCCGAGTTGGAAGGCGTCGGCGAGGCGGGTAGCCGTGGCTTGGGGCGTCTCTCGCGCGAGATGGACCAGGCCAACGCACGCATGGCGGCTTTTGCCCGCCGGGCCCGGATCGCGGCGACTGCTGCTGCGACTGCCTTGGCCGGTGCCGTTGTCGCCATGACCCGTTCGACGGTTTCCGCCGCCAACGAAATCGGCCAACTCAGCCAGGTGGCGAATGCGACCCCAGAGGTCTTCCAGCGCTGGTCGGCGGCCTCGGCCACTGTGGGGATCGAGCAAGAGAAACTGGCCGACATCCTGAAGGACGTGAACGACCGGGTGGGAGACTTCCTGCAGACGGGCGGCGGTCCTATGGCGGATTTCTTCGAGAACATCGCGCCAAGGGTGGGCGTGACGGCAGACCAGTTCGCCCGGCTCTCGGGGCCGGAATCGCTGCAACTCTATGTCGACAGCCTCGAGCGGGCGGGCGTCAGCCAACAGGAGATGACCTTTTATCTCGAGGCCATGGCGTCCGACGCCACGCGGCTGATCCCGCTCTTGCAAAACGGTGGCGCGGAGATGACCCGGCTTGGAGCACAGGCGCAGGCGCTTGGGGCGGTGCTCGATGCGGACGCGATTGCCGCGATGCGTCGATCCGAATTGGCGCTGGTCAGCATCGGCCAGGTGTTTACTGGAGTGCGCAACCGGATCGCTGTCGCACTAGCACCCACACTGGAGGCCGCGGCCAACGCCTTTGTATCTTTGGCGGTCTCGACCAGCCCGATCAGCCGAGCCTTCGATGCGGTACTCGCCAATCTCGACCGATTGGCGATCTACGCCGGGACCTTTGCCACATTCCTCGCCGGACGTTGGGTCGCGGCGATGGCCGCCGCGGCGCTCTCTGTCCGAGGCCTCGCCACCACGCTGGTGGTCCTGAAGGGCGCGTTGATCCGCACCGGCATTGGCGCGTTGATCGTTGGCGCAGGCGAGCTGGTTTATTGGTTCACCCGGTTGGTCTCCGGCGCAGGCAGCTTCGGTGAGGCGATGCGGCTTTTGAAGGATGTCGCCGTCGAGGTCTGGGACCGGATCAAGATGGGCGCCAATGCCGCGGGATCGCGCGCCACGACCATGTTTTATGATCTCAAAGCCGATGCCGCGACCGGCATGGCTGGGGCCATAGAGAGCGTCGTGGCTTTTGGCAACACGACGGCGAATACCTTCGAGGGTGCACTCTTGGCCGTCCGCGAAATCTGGTCGCGCTTGCCGGATGTGATCGGCGACCTGGTCTTCTCGGCTGCCAACCGCATGCTCGACGGGATCGAGGCCATGCTGAACGGCGCGATCCGCCGGATCGACGCCTTCACCGGGCGCATTCGCGATGCACTGGCCGCTGTGGGCATTGAAACGACCTTCGGCGAGATTGGCGAAATCAGTCTCGGCGATATTCCGAACCCCTTCGAAGGCGCCTCAGCCGATGCTGGAACAGCCGCAGCAGAGGCGTTTCGGCGCGCATTCGAAGATAACCCGCTCACGGCCCCCGACCTCGGCCTTGATGGCATTGCGGCGGATTCACTGGAAACGGCCAATATTTACCGGCGTGCCGCCACGGACCTCGCGAATGGCGCGACGGCACCGCTTGTCTCCTGGGGCGCGCTTCGCGATGCCGTTGCGGGCACCGGCGAAGAAGGCGCGGCTGCGCTGGATGAGGCGACTGCCTCAGCAGATCGTCTGTCGGATGCCATGGGGCGCGCAGGAGGGGCAGCGGGCAGCGCCGGGGATCGGATCGCCACTGGGTGGCGCGCGGTCTCAGAATCTCTTCAAGCCTATGCCGCAGATGCCCTGAACTGGGGCAGAGGCCTCGGCGAAACCCTGACCGGTGCCTTCAGTGGCGCAGAAAGCGCATTCCGAAGCTTCGTCGAGACCGGCAAGTTCGACTTCAAGGGCCTCGTCCGCTCGATCCTGGCGGACCTTGCGGTTCTGTCGTTCAAGCGCGCGGTGCTGGGGCCCATCGCCTCGGCGCTCTCTGGCATCTTTGGTGGCGGGTCCGTCGCGGCGGCCGTCTCGCATGCGGGCGGCATCGTTGGGCTGTCAGGCCATATGCGGCAGGTGCCCGCGATGGCCTTCGCTGGTGCCCCCCGGATGCATTCCGGCGGTTGGGCGGGTCTCCGCCCCGACGAGGTCCCGACGATCCTGCAGCGTGGGGAACGGGTGCTCAACCGGCGCGAGGCGGCTAACTATGGCCGGGGCGGCAGCACTGGATCGGGCGTAACCGTGAACATCGACGCGCGCGGGGCGCAGATGGGTGTGGCCGAGCAGATCGATGCACGGCTTCGGGCTGCCATCCCGGAGATCGCCCGTATCGCGAAAGAGAGCGTGGCCGATGGGCGACGCCGGGGTCAGGTGATCTGAGATGGCCATTCCTGTCTTGCCGCTGACGCTCGTCACCTCGCTCGAGCGGCGATTGGTTACGTCTGTCGCCGAGGCGCGCTCGCCCTTTACCGGCACGTCCCAGATCCAAGATTGGGGTGCATCGTGGTGGGAATACCAGATCGAGATGGCGGTGACCCAAGGGGCTAATGCTCGGCGGCTTTCGGCCTTCTTCACCGCCCTTGGTGGACTGCGGGGCCGGTTCCTGTTCCCCGATCCATCGATCGAGGTGCCGTTGGCGGCGGGCAATCCCTACGTCACCGAGGCGCAGGTTGCGGGATCATCAACCCTGCGCACGGCCGGATGGGGACTTGGGCTGCGCGCCGGGGACTTCTTCCAGCTGGGCAGTGATGCCACCACGCGGCTTTATCAGCTGACGGCGGATGTGACGCCCATCGGCAGCGAGGCCACGCTCGCCTTCGTGCCGCCGCTCCGGGCCTCAGTCCCGGTCGGCACGCTTCTCGGCCTTGATGCCCCGTCGGTCCTGTTGCGGCTAACGGCCGCGGTCCCCTCGGTCATCGGTCGGGCGGATCAGTACCGCTTCACGATCTCCGCCCGCGAAGCCCTTTAACCAGCGAGGGCCCTCTGATGAGCCGTGATTTGACCCTCGCCTTCGCCACTGCGCTGGCCGATCAAAGCCTGCGGCCTGTCATCTTCTTCGAGGGCGAGTTTGCGACGGGCTGGGTTCGGATCTGGTCAGGTCTGGGAGAAGTCAGCTGGAACAGCCAAATCTGGGCGGGGGCTGGGTCGCTCTTGGGCCTTGGCTCCCTAGACGAAACCGGCGAGGTCGTGGCGGGCGGCACGGCGGTGTCGCTTTCCGGCGTGCCGCTGGACCTTGTGCAAATGGCCATTGATGAGGCGCGTCAGGGTCTGCCGGGCAGGATCTGGCTGGGGCTTATGGCCGAAGATGGCAGCATCATCGCTGATCCGGTTCAGGCCTTCTCGGGCCGGCTCGATGTGCCAGAAATCAAGGATGACGCCGACACCTGCACGATCACGATCAGCTATGAGAGCCGGTTGATCGACCTGACCGTGGCGCGGAGCTGGCGCTACACCCTTGAGAGCCAACAGGTGCTGTTCTCCGGCGATCTCGGTTTTGAGTACGTCACAGCGATCCAGGACCGCGAAATCACCTGGGGGCGCGGATGATGCGCTCCCGCGTTGACCACTGGGAACGCCTGCTTGCATCGGCGATCGATACCGCTCGGGCAAAGCCCTTTGTCTGGGGCGTCCACGATTGCCCGACCTTCGCTTTTGAGACGCGCATGATCCTGACCGGCGGTGCGGATGTCGCGGCCCGCTGGCGCGGGCGCTACACCACCGCGCTCGGCGGCGAGCGTGTTATGCGCCGCCTGGGCTGGGCCTCGCTTGAGGACATGGGCCGCACTCTCTTGGGCGAACCGCGCCCCGCTGTTCTTCTCGCTCGGCGCGGCGATATCGTTCTGGCCGACACCGGTCTTGGCTTCGGCATTTGCACTGGGGCCAGCGCCGTCGGCATGGCGCCCGCGGGCCTTGTGACCGTGCCGTTGACGGCTTGCCGGCGCGCATGGCGTGTTTGATCTGAACATGGAGCAACTATTCACCAAGTGCGCGGCCCAGGCCTCCCTTCCCGGACCGCGCGAAGGGTCTAACGTGGACCTGGCGGTTCGGCAGCTTGGGACTGCCGGGTCCAACGTTGCCCTTATCCAGCCACACAACTTCAGTTCAGCGCGCATTTTCTTGGCTCTGCTGGCGCCCTGATGAACGTTGAGTGGCTAAAAACGTGGCTCTGATCATTCCTTGGTCAACAGCACTTCAAATAATTCGTCCTTGACGGGGTACGATGACACCTAACGTATCGGACTCTCCATGCCTTTCATCGTGACAGCCGTCACCGCGATCGCGGGGGCGATCAGCGGCGTATTGGCTGCGGGCGGCATTGGTGCCGCGCTCTTGCGGATCGGAGGCACGCTGCTTCTGTCATACGCGGCGCAGGCCCTGATGCCAAAGCCGCAAACCACAATGCAGCCGCGGACGGTGACGATCCGCGAGCCCGTGGTGCCGCGCGATCTCGTCTACGGCCGCACGCGCAAGGGCGGGGTCATCGTCTTTCTGCACTCCTCGGGGTCGGACAACAAGTTCCTCGATCTGGTCATCGTGCTGGCCACACATCGGGTCAAATCGATCGGCGCGATCTATTTCGAAGGCGAAGTGGCTGTGAATGCCGCCGGGACTGCGCAGGGCCGCTGGGCCGGAAAGGTCGTCGTCGAGAAGAAACTGGGGGCCGCCAACCAGACCGCCTTCGCCGGCCTCAAGGCAGCGTTGCCGGACAAGTGGACAGAGAACCATCGGCTGCGGGGCTGTGCCGCGATCCGGTTGCGCCTCACCTATGACCAGGACGTCTTCCCGGGCGGGATCCCGAACATCACGGTCGATCTCGAGGGCAAGGACGACATCTGGGACCCGCGGACGCAAACCGCGGGCTATTCGGAAAACCCCGCCCTTTGCTTGGCTGATTACATGGCTAATCCGACCTGGGGCATCGGCGCGCGCATCGGCCAACCCGACGGGATTGACGAGATGTCCTTGGTCGAGGCGGCGAACATCTGCGACGAGACCGTTCCCCTCGCCGGAGGTGGATCGGAGCCGCGCTATGCCTGCAACGGGGTGATCACCCTCTCGGAGGTTCCGAAGACGATCATCGAGGGAATGCTCTCGAGCTTCGCCGGGCGCTGCGCCTTCTCGAGCGGGTCCTGGCGCATCCATGCAGGGGCATGGCGCGCGCCTGATGTCGCGCTGACCTCGGACCATGTCCGCGAAGGCGGGCTGACGCTCGCGACGCGCGTGACGATGTCGTCGAACTTTAACGGCGTGCGTGGGCAGTTCGTCAGCCCCGAGAACGATTGGCAGCCGGATGACTTCCCGGCCTATGCCTCTGATGTTTACCTCGCTGAGGATGGCGGCGAGCGAAAATGGCGCGATATCTCCCTGCCCTTTACGATCTCGGCTGCCATGGCGCAGCGGCTGGCAAAGATCGAGCTTGAGCGCGCACGTCGGCAGATGACGGTGCGGCTGTCGGGCAAGCTTTCGGCCTGGGCGGCTACCGTTGGGGATGTGGTGACGCTCTCTTATGCTCGTTGGGGCTTTGCCGCCAAACCCTTTGAGGTGCACGGGGTGAGCCTTGATCTAACCGCATCGGGCGATGGGGCGCTGCTCCTGCCTGAACTGGTCCTGCGCGAAACCTCGCCCTTGGTCTATGACTGGTCAGCGTCCGAGCAGCAAATCTATGCGGCCGCCCCGCGAACAACGCTGCCCAACGCCTATGACATCCCGGCACCCGGCGCTCCGCAGGTCACCGAAGACCTCTATGTCACGCGGGACGGGGGCGGCCTAAAGGTGCTGGCACGGATTGCTTGGGCGGCGTCGCCATCCGGCTTCGTGGCGCAGTATCAGCTACAGGCACGGCAAGGCGGGATCGGCGGATGGATCGATTATGGGCGGACGGATGGCAACACGCTAGAAATCCGCGACATCGCCCCCGGAGCTTGGTCCTTTCGCGTCAAAGCGATCTCGGTCTTGGGCGTCTCCTCGCCCTGGCAGGAGACAGCGGTTGAAATCCTCGGTCTCACCGCCCCACCGGCACAGCTTGAGAATGTGACGCTGCAAACGGCGGGCGGACTTGCGATCCTTAAATGGACGCGGTCGGCGGATCCCGATGTCCGTGTCGGTGGCAACATCGTGATCCGGCATTCGAAAGAAGCGACGGCCACCTGGGCGGACAGCTATTCGATGGACCGTGTCTCGGGCGGCGAGGCCATCGCCGTCGTGCCTTTGAAACCTGGGACCTATCTCGTGCGCGCGGAGGACAGCGGCGGCCGCGCCGGGCCTGAGACCCGGGTCTCGACCAAGGGCGCGCAGGTTCTGGCCTTCTCGACCTTGGACTTCCTGCAGGCCGATCCCGGCTTTGTCGGTCCAAAATCTGGGCTGCAGGTCACGGGTTCGACGCTGACGCTGGCCACGGCGACCACAAATAGCGTGACGCAGGTGACGGCAATGGACGGGCAATATGGGTTTGCCACTGGGCTTGATCTCGGAGCCGTGAAACGCGTGCGGCTCCGCTCGGAAATCGGCGTGGCGGCACTGGCGCTCAACGACCGGATCGATGCGCGCACGGCGCTCATGGACACATGGGCCGACTTTGATGGGTCAGCGGGTGCAGAAATCGACGTGCTCTTCGAGATCCGCGAGACCGATGACGATCCGGCCGCTTCACCGAACTGGGGCCCCTGGGGCCGTCTCGACAATCACGAAATCGAGGCCCGCGCGGTAGAGGCGCGGGCGCATCTCACGACGAAGGACGCGTCCTACACGCCCATCGTCAGCCAATTACGGCTCTATGCCGATGAGGTCGCGTGAACGCGCTTTCCGTTCCTAAGGCACACGCCTTCGCTGCCTCTCTGCTGCGCCTCGAACGCGAACGCCTGCACGCCATTTTGATTGAGAACGGAAAACGCTGAAATGCCCCAGACAGCGAGTTTTACAATTGCGAACGACGCGGGCGCGGCCGTTCGGGCGCGGATCAATGAGGTGATCGCCGCCCTGCAATCGACGAGTGCCGGGGCCTCGGCGCCAACAGCGACGACGGCAGGTATGCTCTGGGTCGATACCTCGGTATCACCACCGGTGCTCAGGCGCAGGAACGCCACGAATACGGGCTGGGACGCGCTGCTCGATGCGGCAGGTAATCTGGCAGGGCTTACAAACACGGCCGTGGCACGCACGAACCTTGGCCTCGGGACAATGGCCACGAAATCCGCAGCCGATTATGACGCAGCGATCGCAGCAAAAGCGGCGCTGTCCGGCGCGACCTTCACGGGTGTCGTGACCGCCCCGAACTTTGTGTCCTCCTCAGACGCGCGGCTCAAATCCGAGGTCGAGACCATCGCCGATGCGCTGGCCTTGGTCAGCGCCTTACGCGGCGTGCGCTTCACCATGGATGGAAGCCGCCAGATCGGCGTCATCGCTCAGGAGGTCGAGACCGTGCTGCCCGAAGTAGTCCGCGACGGCGAGGCCGGTCAGCTCTCTGTCGCTTACGGCAATATCACCGGCCTTCTGATCGAGGCCGTCAAGGAACTGGCCGCCCGGGTGGCGGCGCTTGAGGAGGCACGCCCATGAATGATGGTGGGTTCATTGACATGATCAACTCGGTCTTCGGAGGCGCGGTGACCACGCTGATCGGCGCCTTTACCGGCCGGCTGATGTGGCATTCAGGCGAGGTGAAGCTCGGCAACCGCCGCTTCTTTGGCAAGGAACTCCTTTGGGAAATCCCCGTCGCCGTCGGCATGGCCCTGATCGGGGAGGCGGCGGCGCGTTACATCGGCCTGTCGCAGCCGGTCTCGACAGGGTTTGTGGCAACGCTTGCCTATCTCGGGCCCCGCGGGGCCGAAGCTCTGCTGGCTACTTGGCTCTGCCGCAAGAAATAACCCGTCCACCACTCACAGAAATCACACACGCCGTCCCATCCGGGGCGGCGTTTTCCTTTGCATGGGAGAAGACCATGACGCCGTTCGATATCGCCCGCAGCTACATCGGCACGACCGAGGGCCCGGGCCCGGCCGACAATCCCGTCATCATGGAAATGTATGCCTCGGTCGGCCAGGATTGGGTCGAGCATGACTCTGTGGCTTGGTGCGCTGCATTCGTCGGACACTGCTTTGAGAGGGCTGGCATCCGCTCGACACGCAAGCTGACCGCACGGTCTTATCTCGACTGGGGTGTGCCTGTGGAAGTGGTGGATGCCCAGCAGGGCGACATCGGTGTAATCCCGCGCGGCTCCTCCAGCTGGCAGGGCCACGTGTTCTTCATCGACCGGATCGAGGGCGCTTGGGTTTGGGGCCTTGGCGGCAACCAGGACGACGCCGTCAATGTGAAGCGCTACCCGCTTTCCAAGCTCCTCGGGGTGCGGCGCTCGGGCAGTGTCGCGCCAAGCGTGACGATGTCCGTCGAGGAGGTGCAAGGGCGTCTGAAAGACCTCGGCTATCACGAGGTGGGTCAGATCGATGGAAAGATCGGGCCGCGCACCCGCGCTGCCATCCTGGCCTTTCGGCAGGACAACGACCTGGCCCTCGTGCCCATCATCGACGTTGCGCTGACCGAA